TTACGAGCGCACAGCAAATTCGTCCGTTACGATTCTTCCTTTCAGCAGGGGGTCATTCTGCAGCACGATAATCACGTTATTGACGGTCTTCTTATAATTCCCGTTGCCGTCTACTTCAAGGCTGCTTAACCAGCTGTAGTCCTCCTCTCTGGCACCCTCTGTAGGCTCTGCAAAGGCCGCCACAGCCGCCTCGTGCTTCTCCTTGGCTATCAGATCGGCTACGGCCTTATCGTCCATAGCAAGCCTGCTCATAGCCACGAAAGACGGCAGTTTATTATTCGGGGTCCCGTCCTTCGCCTCGGCGTCCCGGTCTCCGTACATATGCAGCCGGACCAGATCGAAAGCATTGACCAGCTGATTACAGCACGGGTCGTGGGAATGGTGGGAGTACAGGAACAGATCCCCGTCGTAGATAATAGCCCCGCCCGTTGTCTCTCCGCCAGTATAGGTATACCGGCCTGCCGTGGCCGTCTCCTCATACATACCCGGAATAAACTGCTCCATGGCCTGGGTGATGCTGTACGTCCGGCAGAATGCGCCGATCACGCCGCGTTTGATTGTGGGATCCTCTTGCTTTGCCAGCCGTCGGCGCTCGATTGCTTCGGTCCCCGGAACCTGAGGCCACTGGCTGATGTCCCTCCAGTCGCCGTACATGCCCAGCAGGCCGTCCACGCTGCAGAACGGATTGTCGTACACCTCATATAAGTACTGGCTGTCAATGCAGCACGACGGCCAGTACATCAGCCGGTTGATCTCGAAGGTTGTCGGGTCACAGAACTCGATCCCGATCAGTGACGCCAGTTTCCGCACCGCAGGCTCGTATTCGTCTGCCGTGGTTGTCCGGTCCGTCGGTACGATCACGCGAAGCCTGGGAGAGTACCCAGCATGTTTCCGGGTACTGTAAACAGCCGCAGCACACCCGAGACCGCCCACACGCCGCAGGACATCGTCCGCCTGCCCCGCAGGGATATTATCCAGATCCAGAGTTAAAAGATCCCGGCCTTCCGCACATTCCGGTTTCCGCCGGTCTCCGGTAAACGTTCCGCCCACAAAACCGCCAACATCTTTTAGGTCGTCCTGTCTGGCCTTCGGCAGCGCGAGATACTGTTCCAGGGTCTCTGTCCCCCGGATGGGAGTTTTCAATTTTTCGGTAAATTCGGACCACATGATCTCGCACCGCGGCCAGTTCGTAGACTTCCGGCTCCCCGCCGTGCTGATCTGCATCTTCCTGTTATTCTGCAAGTTCTCCCCTCCTAATCCTTCATATAGTAACCGCTTTCAAATCCAGCGCCTTTTAGCACCAGCCCCGGCGCCCATGGGATCGGCTCTGCCATTAAGTCACAGATCGCTTCCACCGTCGTTTCCATTGGGGCATCAATAATCACCTCATCATGGACATGAAATACCACCTGTAGTCCTCTGGCCGCGATCCGCTCCAATGTCACCGCCAGGCAGTCCCTGGCAATGGCCTGAACGATATTCTCAACCATCTTCCCACCGTAGGTACTCGTAACTTCCCATTTCCTCGTCTGCTGGCCTACGGTGTAATAGTGGACAGCCATTTTCTCAAAGCGGTTCTCTTTCAGGAACGGCTTCGGGTAAAACAGTTTCCGGCCACTCGGCAGACGGACGGTAAGGAAAGACTGACCGTAGATCAGATCGCCCTCAAGCGCAAAGATTAAACCATTAATCCCCTGCGGCTGTGCGGTCTCCATCACAGCAAGGGCCGCGTTCTCGATTGCGTACCATAGGCCCTTAATCCTGGGATTCGCCTGCCGCCACCTCTGCACGATATCTGGCAGCTCCTCTTCCGTTAGTCCCATCTGTAGGGCGCCCATTGCGATCAGCGCCGATGTACCGCCCTGGTATCCCAAGGCCAGTGTCGCGACCTTCCCCTTCTGTCTGAGGCTGTACTCCGGTTTTCCCTTCGTGATTCGCTCCACCGGCACGCCGAACATCTGGGAGGCCGTAGCCTCGTAGATCTTTCCGTGGGTAGCGAATACTTCATTTACCCACTGCTCTCCGGCCAGCCAGGCGATGACACGGGCTTCAATGGCTGAAAAGTCAGCCACTACGAACTTATGGCCGGCAGATGGGATGAACGCTGTCCGGATCAGCTGGGAAAGCGTATCCGGTACGTTGCCGTAGAGGATCCGCACACCATCATAGTTTTTAGCCTTAACAAGGTTACGGGCATAGTCCAGGGTCTTGAGATAATTCCTCGGCAGGTTCTGCATCTGCACCAGACGGCCGGCCCACCTTCCCGTCCGGTTCGCTCCGTAGTACTGCGTTAATCCTCGTACTCGGTCACCCTCCCCACGGGCTGTATCCATTGCTACGTATTTTTTGATTGACGTTTTCCCTAACTGCTGACGGATCTCTAACATACGCCGCACCTTGTTTGGGTTGATTCCGCCCAGGAGCTCCGCGACAGTAGCCTTCTGCAGGTTATCCGCTTCTGTACCGTTATCCCGCAGCCACTGAAGCAGCTGAGCCGCGCTGTTTGGATTCTGCAAGCCAGTCAGGCTTATTGCCTCGTCAGTCAGGCGCTGCGTGCTGATCTGGTCGATGTATAAAGCTCCCTCGATCAGATCTGTATCCACCCTGACGCCATAAGCATTCATAAGTACATCCATCTGCCAAAGTCTTTCCTCTTCTTCCGGCATCGGGAATAAGTCCAGCCGCTTTAAAATTTCCCGCTCTGTCACGACGTCCTGTTTGCAGTACTCCTTAAACAGTTCCCACTTGTCCTTATCGTGCCATGGCTGGTTCCATGTCCGTCCGCCGTTAGTTCTGGTAGGCTTACACGGTACGCAGAAGTACCGGATCAGTGCCTTGCCCGTTGTCAGCTTCTGTTTATCCTGTGGGAGGCCGATTGCCTTACCAGTCGCGTCCAGTCCGGCAGTATAGCCGCAGTACAGGCCATGAGCCATCGTACATCGCCACTGGTCGATCGGGGTCTCATAACCCGCGCGGTTAAGGCAGTACCACTCAAAAGCAGCGTTGTAGGCGTGCTTGATAACATTGGGATCTGCCAGGGCCTGCATTAACCAGCAAGGGAGCTCTTCCCCGTTTTTGAGATCTATAACCTTAACGGGATCGTTATTCCACTGGTACGCAAACAGGAGGATTTCAAAATCGAGAGACTGTGCGTATTTATAGGCTCCGGCCTTCCCGATGTCCACACTGCTCCTCGTCTCGATATCAATTGATAGATGATGCATACACGTTCCTCCCTGTCAGATCGAGGGGCCTTCCGGCCCCCCTTAAAGTTAATATGGCTGCCCGGTAATCGGGTGTAATCTTGGTGCTGCGGTCTGTGCTGTCGGCTGTCCGCCACCGTTCCACGGTGCTGTGGTCTGTGGCGCATAACCAGCAGCTCCCGGAGTCGCTGGCATAGCTGCCCCGTACTGAGGCGCTGCATATCCGGCAGTTGCCTGTCCCTGCTGGATATTAAATGCCTGTGCCGCACTGGGTGCACTGCCTCCCAGCGCTTCCCCGTCTCTCGTCTTCATAACCGGGCCCAGACCGCAGCCGATCCCTTTCTTCCCGCCGAAAGAGTACGGGTAGAAGGATACGTTCACACGGCCATACATACCGCTGTATACCTCAGACTGGTTAATGATTGGGTTTCCCATCTTATCCACGACTTCCGGCCGGTAATCCACCTTGGCACTGGCTGTAAATACCCAGTGGCCCTTACACTCCGGGCCGAAGGCCATCCCATCAGAAGGGCGAACTCCGTCGCCGTCATAGACGGGCACGGGGACGATCGGCGGACACTGACCGTTCCATTTCTCGCTGATCCCCTTCTGCTTTGCGGCATCGAGAGCCGCGTTAATACGTCCCATGGTGTCTACGTCCGTCTTTGGCACCAGAACTGTTACACTGTATTTTTCTTCCTGTCCTGCCATCACTGCATAAGGCTTAAACAGGTGCACATAAGATAATCTCACTTCTCCGGTTGTTACGTTGGTTAAATCATTCATAGCTAAATTCCTTTCTTTTTTTTTAAGATTGTCCTCCCGGCTCTTCTGCTTTATAATTTAGAAGAAAGGAGGTGTTACTGATGAAACAGCTTGATAAACTTTTACAAAGCCTTGGCGAACCCTATGATATTCAGGATTTTGATGGCGAGGACTGCATACACAGGAAATTTGGTAATTACGAATTTGAGGTTTCCGACACAAGTCGCAAATTCTGTATCCTGTATGTGTGGACAGTCACACCAAAGGAAGTGGTTGCGATATATAAAAATATTCCAACTGAAAATCTTAAGGATGTTCTGGGCTATTATGCTTCCAGATACCAAAACATTCCGGACCAAATCCAGGTCGAACGCCAAGATATAGAAGTATGACCCCTAGATCCCTTCTGGTAAGATGCTTTTCTTCGATGACCCGGTCCAGTTCTTCAATCTCTTCCGGGTCATCTGTTTTCAACTCGAATCTGCGGAGTTCGCCTAAAGTCCGACTTTTCGGTAACTCAGTACTTTTCTCATTCATTTACTTTTTCCTCCTTGAACGCCTCTGCGGCGGTTAATTTATTTGTAATTGCCGGTCTCTTATCCGATGCTTCTACTAGGGCCGGCTTCCCTGGTTTCCACACAACATACTCGCCTACAGCGTCGGCAAAATCCTTCTTCCCGACTGTCGTTTCTACCTGAGCAAGCGACAGCGGCTTTCTTTCCCACAGTACTGCCTCTTCAGCTACGCCGCTTTTGACGAGAGTTTCAAACGCTTTGTCCATGTCTGTCCAATCACGGCCACCACGGCCTGACACGGCCTTCCAGCCAGGAATTTCTTTTCCGGCCAGACACTCCTTAAGGGCATAGTCCTTTAAGGCTTCAAGCCATTTTGCTACATCGACGCCTTTCCGCAGGTATTCTCCTGCCTCAGCATTAGAGATTAGCGGAGGGAGTTTTCCGAGATCTTCCGAAAATGCAAGTTTCACATTCTCATCAGCTCTGGCCCTGCATTGTCCGCGTGCCCGGCAGTACTTACATGTTTCCGGACTCGGGAAATAATCACCCTCGCCCTTAATCGCAAGTTCTGCCCGGCCTTTTACGTACTGCCCCCACGAAAGCAGTTCTTCCAGCGGGCACTCCCACTCAGAAATCCCGTCCGAAAGCCTGGGTTGCACGATAGACATCCTGATTATCTCAATCGGATACAGAATCTTGTACATCTCATAGGCCCCTAAAGCGTATAAGGCAAGCTGGGGATTCCCTTCCGCTTCTACACGGCCATTGGGGTTCTTCCCGTATTTAAAGTCGATGACGTGCAGCACATTGCCACAGATCAGGATACAGTCCGCAGTTCCGAACCCATCAGGGACATAAACGGAAAAATCAACCCGCTTCTCGATTGCTACGTAAGGCTGGCTCTTCATGGCAAGCGCAACACCCTTTATGTAATCGAGGTACTCATCCGTATACCCCATCATCTCATCCTGCCATAGTTCAATTTTCTTAAGCTTGTTGATGGCAGCTGTCAGCTTCCGTCTTCCGAACTCAACGCTGTAAAAGTAATTTCTGACTTTCAATTCCGCCAGCTCGTGGGTCAGTGTACCCTCAGCAGCTGCTTCCGACGCGGTATCCGGAAATCCTTCTTCCAGCCGGGCGCTGGGGGTGCAGTACAGCCACCGATGCGCTCCGGAAGCACTTAATAATGCGTGATCTCTCTCAGCATGTCCCATTAGATCGGCGCCCCCAATCCTCTAAGAGTCGTTGCAAACGCTCCGTACTGCTCCGGCTGCAGATGCGTAAGGGTGTCCGCGCCAAACTGGGCCAGAAGATCAATCAGATCGCCTTGTCTTCCGGAATCCATCAGCGTCATGGCTGCCCTTGCCAGATCATCAGGCGTGTAAGACGGCGCTGTCGTCTGTACTGGTGCTTGCTGTACTGGCGGCGGGGTAACTGGAGCAGTCTGCTGTACTGGCGGCGGAGTTACCGGGGTCATCTGCTGTGCCTGTACTGGCGGCGGGGTAACTGGAGCAGTCTGCTGTACTGGCGGTTTATCCTGAGTTTCGACCGTCGAAACTAAATTCCTTGCAAATCCCATCATTTCCTCAAAATCCTTAAATTCAGCTGTAATCATAGATTAAATCCTCCTAATTCATTTTTTAATGTGATCAGCTCAGCCTTTGTGAGCGTGATTCCTTTTACCATCTTGATTTCCTCCATAAAATCCCTTATACTAAGGGCGTAGAATAATTAGTAGTTACTTTGATTCCCTGGGAGTTGCAGCTCCTGGGGTTTCGTATTTTTTTTCAGCCTGTCACTCATCGTTTCCGCCTCCTCTCATGCCGCCTCGAATCCCTCTGCGTACTCTACAATTTCCCGGCTTAACTCCTGATACTCCTGCCACGTAATCGCATTGGTCAGGCGCAGGCCGTTTAAAAATCCCTGCCACATCATAGCTATGTAGTCCCGGTCTTTCTGTTCCGTGGCCTCACTGATTAGGCGCTTCTGCTTCTGTATCCATACTCTGAGCTGCTGTTCTTTCTGCATGAGTTGTCCCTCCTCATTTTTGCCAGAGTCTTTAGGATACTCAGGGCAATTCCACCTATTCTTGCCATTAGGAAATAATCCCAATTTTCCCGTTTCGACATTATACATAGTCATACACCGACACATTGCATCTTCAAAATCAAAATAATTACATCTCTTACATTGTTCTGGGATTTCCGTTTTCATGATTCTCTCACCCTCCTTCCTGTGATGCGGGGTTGTCCACTATCCGAATTTGTTTCTTGTAAGCATCTAAAAGTCCTCTGTAAATCACATAATGATAACGGGAACTCTTCCGGCGCATCTGAGCGAATCCTATTGGAATCAATCCCTGAATCAGGCTCTCCTGAATATCCAATACCGTTGTATTTAACTCTTTAGCCGCTTGTGCTGTAGTTACTCGATCTAGTGCCGCCATGGATTCACACTCCTTTCTTCTTTTCAAATCCTCTATTGACACCTTAACAGATCCGAGGTACAATAGTTGTACATAATCGAATGTATGTTCGATTATCATTCGAGAAAATACTCGATCGGAACACCAAAGTAATCAGCAAGGATTTTAAGCTTATCAACCTTCGGCTTGCTTCGTCCGGATTTCCAGTCCGATAAAGTAGACTGAGCAATTCCGGTATCGAGAGATACCCGATATGGCGTGAGATTTCTTTCTTTAAGCAATCTCTCAAATTTTGCGTACAAAAAAATACACCACCTTTCCTTTTAGTATTGTAATTACTTCGGAAATATGATATACTTTATTTGTCAAACGAAGTATATCAATTTAACAAAGCAACTTTTATACGAACGTTTTATTTCATTTGGTTCGTTCATCCGAAGTATGGTTATACTATAGCATCTTCGGTCGAAGTAGTCAAGTGTTTTTATAACGCTTCTACGAAGTATTGCTTTTTTTGTGAAAGGTGAATAAAAATGTATGAAGTATTTGAGCAACTTTTACAGAAGTATAACATTTCAGCATACAAGTTTTGTAAAGAGACGGGTATATCACAATCAACAATAAGTACATGGAAAAACAAAAAAAATTTAATCAGTCCAGAAATAGGAAAAAAAGTCGCCGATTACTTCGGCGTATCACTTGATTACTTAATGACAGGGAAAGAGGAACCCGAGGAGAAAAAGAACCCATTTAGCGATCTGAAGGGAATATACCTATCCTATGCCAAAGAAGCACAGGACAGCGGAATAGACCCGGACGATATTAAACTTGCGTTGGAAACAATAAAGAGATTAAGAGGCGAGAAATGATTGATATCAGAAAAAGAGCAGTTATATAGAAATGTCATACGAATGAAGCGTTTCTTAGGATTTGGAGCGCACCAGTATGGAATCAATATTATTGAAAACTGGGCCTATGGAATAAAGCTAGAAAAGCTCCCTTTTAAAAGTCGTGGACTCCGCGGGATGAGTTATCCAGGCACAAAGCCATACCCTGACATTATATTATTAAACAGTAAACGTTCAGAAACAGAACAAAACTATGACTGCGGTCATGAATTAGTTCACCTGACTATACACAGAAAGTTGGAAAAACAGGTCTTTAACTGCTTTGACTCAGGCACAGCACCCAAACAGGATCCTTTTTTAGAATGGCAGGCGAATGAAGGTTCAGCAGAATTCTTCATTCCTCATAAGTTTTTCATTCCTTTTTTTAAAGAATGTGTCGGCAATGCTCCAAGCCGCAAAGATATCGAAGAATTCAAACGCTATGCTGCGGATTTGTGCTATGTACCGCCGGCTGTTATTAAATACCGGATCGAGAGCCTTAAATATGAAATACTGCAATACTATGCAGGATCAGATATTAACGACTTGCATATTCTTTCAAAAAGACAACAAGAACGAATGGGAATCTATGTCAGATCTTTAAATGAGATAAAATACAATGAGCGATTTGATATTTACAGCTACATAGAAATGAAAAACCGCTCTGGCTGGAACCAGAACGGCTTTTGAATAATCATGCCGGGACAGGCCCGATACATATATCCTCAACACATATATTGTATCATTCCAGCGCCTGTCTGTCAAAGGTATGGCGTAATTTTTATACCCAAAAATAATTTTGGCTGTCGAAATTCTTACAAAGAAAGGAATGATATCATGAAAAATCCATCTGGTTATGGTTCTGTAGTGAATCTCGGAAAGCGCCGTAATAAACCGTATGCTGTCCGCATTACCACTGGCCGGCACAAGAGCCCAAAAGGACGTTGGGTCTACACTTATAAATATTTAGAATATTTTGAGAAGTCAAAGGACGCCCATACTTACCTTGCTAATTACAATGTTGGTAATCCTGTAAAAAAACACGTATCATTAATCAAGGAACCGACTTTCAAAGAAGTTTATGAAGAATTCATTGTATTTAAAGAGAGTTTAAAAAATCCACCTGCAAAAAATACATTTTCCTCATGGAAAACAGCATTTTCCCATTGCAAGACACTCTGGGATATGAAATATAAAAACATCAGGACATCAGACTTCCAGGAAATCGCAGATACCTTAAAAAGTAAATCCTATTCTTCCGTCAGCGGAGTTACTAAATTTTTGAATAATCTGTTCGAATATGCTGAAAAATATGAATATGCCGAAAAGAATTATTCCATTCTTGCAACCTGGGAATACACAGAAGTTGAAGAAGAAGCGCATACCCCATTTACAGAATCTGAAATAGAAAAAATACGTTCCCATAATAGTGAAGAGTCTATGCTTCTTTTGATTCTAATATATACCGGAATGCGTATTATGGAATTGCTCTCGATGGAACTAAAAAATGTTTATCTTGATGAAAAATATATGGTAGGAGGTTCAAAAACCGGAGCTGGCAAAAACAGAATCATACCGATTCATTCCTGCATATATCCATATATAAAACATTTTTATAATTCAGGGAATCGTTATCTCGTAGAGAATTTACATGGTAAGAAATATTCATACCGCGGATTTCTTTATCGTTGGGATAAAATTATGAATGAATTAGAAATGGAGCATACTCCTCATGATACCAGGCACGCCTTTGCAACCCTCGCGGACCGTTATAAAATGAACGATGTATGCACCAAATTAATTATGGGACATAAAATAAAGGATATAACAAAAGGGACATATACTCATAAAACACCAGAGGAACTTGCTACTGAAATCAATAAGATTCCGTCCTCATTTGCACCTTGATTTGTATAGAATCTGTATAGAATGTTTTCAAATGTACTCATTTTAACTCGTTTTCAAAAAAATGCGAAATGCCGGAACCCTTGATTTTACAAGGAATTCCGGCATTCATTCTCTACTCCAAATACCGCTTCACATACTGCCCCGTATAAGATGCAGGATTAGCAGCCACTTCCTCCGGGGTTCCCTGGGCAATCACCGTGCCGCCCTTGTCTCCCCCTTCCGGGCCGATATCGATAATATAATCTGCTGTCTTGATCACATCTAAATTATGCTCAATAACGACCACGGTATTGCCGCCTTCCGACAGCTTCCGCAGTATCTCAATCAGCTTGTGGACGTCGGCAAAATGCAGCCCTGTCGTCGGCTCGTCAAGCAGATAGATCGTCTTGCCTGTGCCGCGCTTGCTTAACTCCGTCGCCAGCTTAATACGCTGTGCCTCTCCGCCGGAAAGTTCCGTGGAAGGCTGTCCCAGCCTGATGTAGGAAAGCCCCACATCGTACAGGGTCGCTATCTTTCTTGAGATGGAGGGCACATTCTCAAAGAACTTCAGCGCCTCCTCCACCGTCATGTTCAGCACGTCATATATACTCTTGCCCTTATACTTTACATCCAGAGTCTCGCGGTTGTACCGTTTTCCTCCGCAGACTTCACATGGAACGTAAACGTCCGGCAGGAAATGCATCTCAATCTTAATAATACCGTCGCCGCTGCACGCCTCACACCGGCCGCCCTTCACGTTAAAGCTGAACCGGCCTTTGGAATATCCCTTCGCCTTCGCATCTGAGGTCGATGCAAACAGGTCACGGATCAGATCGAATACGCCGGTATATGTGGCCGGATTCGAACGCGGGGTTCTTCCGATCGGGGACTGGTCGATGGCGATGATCTTATCCAGCTGTTCCACACCTTCAATGCATTTGTGCTTGCCCGGAATGGTCCTTGCCCGGTTTAACTTTTTCGCCAGCGATTTATACAGGATCTCGTTCACCAGAGAGCTCTTTCCCGATCCGGAGACACCGGTTACACACGTCATCACACCAAGCGGGAATGTGACGTCGATATTCTTTAAATTATTCTCCTTTGCCCCGCGGACGGTCAGATAGCCGGTCGGCTTTCTGCGCTCCTCCGGAACCGGAATCCTGATTCTGCCGCTTAAGTACGCGCCTGTGATGGAATCCTTACACTTCATGATCTGGTTTGCCGTTCCGACAGCTACCACATTGCCGCCGTGCTCGCCTGCCCCTGGTCCGATATCGATGATACAGTCCGCCGCGCGCATGGTATCCTCATCATGCTCTACCACCAGCACACTGTTGCCTAAATCCCTTAAATGAAGCAGCGTCTTCAGCAGCTTGTCATTATCTCTCTGATGAAGGCCGATACTCGGCTCATCCAGAATATAAGCCACCCCTACCAGGCCTGATCCAATCTGCGTTGCGAGACGGATACGCTGTGCTTCACCGCCGGATAAACTTCCGGTGGCACGGGTGAGCGTCAGATAATCGAGACCGACATCGATCAGGAACGTCACTCTGGCCCGGATCTCCTTTAAAATCAGGTCGCCGATGGAATGCTGCATCGGAGTCAGTACCAGCTGATCCAGAAACTCCCGGAACTTGATGATCGACATATTGGTTGCTTCGTAGATATTCTTATCTCCCACCGTTACGGCCAGAGACTCCTTTTTCAGCCTCATTCCGCGGCAGGCAGGACACGGGGTGATCCGCATAAAGGTTTCATACTCCGCCTTGGATGCCTCCGAGTACGTCTCACGGTACCTTCGGGCCACATTCTGAACCAGACCTTCAAAGGCCACATCGTATACGCCTTCTCCGCGCTGTCCCTTGTAGTGCACCTTGATTTCTTTTCCGTTGGTTCCATTAATCAGAACGTCGTGAACCGGCTTCGGATACTCTTCGAATGGTGTGTCAAGGCTGAACTTGTATTCACTGCTCAGCGCCTCCAATATGGCGCGTGTAAAGCTTCCCTTATCTGTACAGGACTGCCAGCCCAGTACAGTGATGGCCCCCTGGTTGATGCTCAGACTCTTGTCCGGAATCATCAGATCCTCATCGAACTCCATCTTATATCCCAGACCGAAACAATCCGGGCAGGCGCCGAAGGGGTTATTAAAGGAAAAGCTTCTCGGTTCCACCTCATCGATACTGATTCCACAGTCCGGACAGGAAAAGCTCTGGCTGAAGGTAATCGGCTGGCCGTCAATCACATCCACGGTCATCAGCCCGTCGGACAGCTCCATCACCGTCTCGATGGAATCTGCAAGACGCTTCTCGATTCCTGCCTTCACCACGAGACGGTCTACCACGATATCAATGTTGTGCTTAATATTCTTCTCCAGCTTGATCTCCTCTGACAGCTCGTACATATTGCCGTCAATACGGATTCTGACGTAACCGCTTCTCCTTGCGTGATCCAGGACCTTCGCATGTTCGCCCTTCCGTCCTCTCACCACCGGAGCGAGAAGCTGGATCTTCGTTTTTTCCGGAAGCCCCATGATGTGATCCACCATCTGATCCACTGTCTGCTTCTTAATCTCCCGTCCGCACTTCGGGCAGTGGGGAATCCCGATTCTCGCATAGAGAAGTCTCATATAATCATAAATCTCCGTCACCGTTCCCACCGTGGAACGGGGGTTGCGGTTCGTCGACTTCTGATCGATGGAGATGGCCGGGGACAGTCCCTCGATGCTTTCCACATCCGGCTTTTCCATCTGACCCAGGAACTGGCGGGCGTAAGAAGACAGCGATTCCATATAGCGTCTCTGCCCTTCCGCGTATATTGTGTCAAACGCCAGGGAAGATTTGCCGGAACCACTGAGACCCGTTAATACCACCAGTTCGTTTCTTGGAATGTCCAGAGAAATGTTTTTTAGATTGTGCTCGTTGGCACCTCTGATTTTAATATACTGCTTTGCCAT